GTTTTCTTGTATAATTCGCCTTCTTTGACAGTAACATAAACCAAATCAGTGAAATTGTGAGTCGCTTGTTGGATAACAGGGTTCGGTGCAGAATTCGTAACACTCGCGGTACCAGAAAGTTGAACAGCCATAATTTGATAGAATCGCAAAGCAGTACGTCTAGTACGCCATCATGGCGGTAATAGACAAAGCCTCACGATAATCATTTCTGACTTGTTCACTTCCCGCAACATTTGAAAGCGCGTTTCCTGCGTTTTCAAAATACTCCTCAATCTTCGTTGCATCCTCATAAAACATAGCAGCATTGTTCTCGTCTTTCACCTCACCGTCCAACTTCAACAACGACCAGTCCACGTGAGTCTTGATTCCCTCCTTTTTCAAGTTGAACATAATGCGAGTCATCACTTGATGAGCAGCGACTTCATCTTCATCCAACAATTCGGCTATCAGGTCAGTCTTGGCGTAGTTGAAAGCCCATAGGTGGAAATAACCATCAATGGCTATCTCACCCTCTCCGTTCGCAATTTTCTTCAAAAATCGTTTACAGAGGATAATAGGGTCTTTGAACAATTGACCACGCTTCACAATGAAAGAAGTGAAATCTCCCCTATCTGAAACGTAACGCTTGTCGATTGAAGGATCGAGATGACGAACTTTGATGTAATCTTGAGAAAGTCCGCCATAAGTGGCTCTTAAGATGTCATCACCTCCATTTGCCATCGGTAAGCCGGCAGGAAGATCATACATAGCACACTCTCGGGCAGCTGAGGACAGTGAATTGATAAGATAGGTCCAAATCTCACCGGAATCCGTCATGATTGCCAAAATCTTGTGGCCGATCTGTTTGCTCATTTTGTCACGTTGAAACTCCTCGATCATGTACTCTGGGAAACTGAACCAGCGCATCAATTGCATGAAGAAGTAAACAGCCCAGCCTTGAACGGCTTGGTCTTGACCCTTTTGATCATTCATTTGATAACTTGCGTCGATCGGAAAATGTTGAGAAACCCATTCTCCAAACTCTTCCGGCGTCCTTTTGGCTTGGAAATACCAGTAATGAGGTGTGTTGGCCATGAGTTTGTCGAGAAGGTAGATACCGAACGGTCCATGTTTGAATGTGTACTCATCTGCATGAATGACGACTGGTTGCAAAGGTTTCGCTACACTGAAACCGCGATCTTTCGCCTTCCATTGAGTCTTCGCGGTGATGGTCAGCGGGAAATCTTGATCGGCTCGGTTAAGGCTCATCTTCTTCAAAGCAACGCTACGATCCCCTCTTCGAAATTGGAAAGCTTCGATGGATTTCTGATACTTCAATTCATCCCAAGGTACAGGCACTGTCCAACCCATGTAACGCATAAACGCTCCCCAGCACAGCTCTCCGAATGCTCGTTGCTCGTGAAATTGAGCGTAGTTGCCCTCAACGGTAGAATAACGAATTCGCTGTTTGACTGCCGCAAGGAAGGAAGCTCGGTCGCTTGCTTTCTGGTCCAAACCCCAATTCTTGGTGTTCGGAGAAACGTACAAAGGATTCTCGTCCAAAGGTTTGCTTCGCAGCATACTGAAAAGTGCGGCCCATCTCTCTTTTCGATTGGCTCCAATCATCTCGTCAGCCATTTTGGTCATCAGTGTCGTCGCATCCTTTCGTAGTTGTGGCGTGTCAGGCAATTGTTCTGAAAATTCAGTTTCAAACAATTCCGCAGTATAGCGTTCCATAATCTGCGCATTTTGATCCTCCTCAAACATTTCTCGTGCTTCGGCTGGTAAGTGAGTAGGCAAACGGTAATCAAGTGGTTTGAAATCGTAGGGTTGCCATTCTTCCTCATCAAATTCTTCAGTCTCGTCTATATGCAACCAGAAATCAGGTCGATCTTGATAAGCCTCCTCGTCGTAGCGCAAACGAGCACCGGATCTCTGATTATCGTCGGGATCAATGAAGTGTTCCAACAGATCCTCTGGATAGAAATGCTTGACGTGCTCCCAGTTCTGCAGCTTAGTAGGAGGTCCACTAAGGACCATGGCCATACTCGGTGGCATCGGCTGGGTGACAGAGAAAATGTTCACCATATGCTGCTGATTCCACTCAACTGGTTTCCCTGGTTCGTATCGTTCGCGGTAGTACCTCAACTCTCGAAAAACGGCGTTCGCCTCCTCATAAGCCTCACTCCTTCCATTGTTCCGCCACTTGTACACGAACAAAATGTGCTGGGATCTGGTCATGGCAGTGTAGATTAGGCGATGATCAGCCATCCGCAAGACCGCCTCATCAACTTCGATAATGGAAAACGGAAATTCCAA